GACCGAACAAACTCTTTATATTCTCACTATACTTATCAAAATATCTTTCACTTTGATAGTAGCCAATATACATAGTGTGTTTATCATCAGAAGGAATTGCAGGATTGTGATTACCATTATCAAAAGAACTTTCAATAAACTCTATTTTCCTGAATACATTCTGTGAGTAATCATTTCCCTCATAAGAAAGTCGAGATTTGTCCACAAGCACTTGCTTATTATACTCAAGCCCTTTTGCATAGGCATGAGCAATCATAAACATGTTGTTTCCAAGTCTACCTCCTAATGAGGGAATGATATAGTCTCTTGTTACCAAATCAGTGCAATAGACATAGATGATACCATAATCTTTTGTTCTTCATTGATGGTAATAAATGTACCACGTTTTAATTCCTCTACAGGAACATAAACACGATCACCTATTTTAAGACCATCAACTGTATCACCAAGTGCATAAATTTCTAAGTTGTCCATCTTACTGGCATACTCTTTATTTAATTCTTCTTCTAGTTCTGGAGATAGTTCAATTCCTTTCTTATCTCTTGGTGGTAAAGATAGTAACACTCTGTACCCTTTTAATTGTTTGAATCCTTGTTCCATTATTGTATTGCTGTTAAGTTAAAAAATCTTAATGCGTCTGGTGCATCTAAATAAATTTCTGATTGGTAAGTGTTACGTTCACGTTTAACACCTTTCATCTTGTTTGTCTTAAGATCGATATCAGGAGTTTCAGTAGTTCTCTCATGAATATCATCCATTAAGATTAATGTTCTACCATCTTCTAATTGAACAGATCTTACAACCTTGTCCATGTTAAAACTTTCTCTGTGTTCTGTAATGTCTGCAGAACCTGCTACTGCTGCAGTTCTTGTGTAAAAGAATTGATTTTTCATTATTGGTTTTTTAAATTGTTAATAATATCGTTGTATTTATTAAGTGTAATTACACCTGTAGTTCTTTCTACTTGTTTACCATCTTTAAGAAAAATAAGTGTTGGTACACTTTTAACATTGTGTTCAATGGCAAGATCTTTTTCTTGATCTATATCTACGTTAGTAATACCCTCAACACCATTCAATATAGATGATAACACTCTACAGGGACCACACCATGTAGCACTGAATTTTAATACCTCAATCATTTTCTACTTCTTCATAAGTTAATTCAAAAATATCTGGTTTGCAAGGATAAAATTCTCCTTGTACTCCTTTGATGATGAAATCACCTTTACTAGCTGTCATGTCTCCTTCTAGAGTTTCGATTGTAATTTTTCCTGATGGATTACCTTCTTCAGGACTTGTTTTAGTCCTAATTGGGGTTTTCATAAATTCAGCTATTTCTCCTTGATTTGTTCCGTCCCATTGAATTGCTTCAATTATAACTGGTTTTTTTTTATATTTCATATTTAAGTTTTAATTGTTCACGTCTTTTGTTTACTTCTGGATACTTGTACATATCACTTTCAACGTTAGTATGTTCATCGAGCGTCAAAAGTATGATATTTTCTTCATCAAAACAAGCCTGAGGATATTTTTCTTTAGCAAGTATATGATGAAAGAATGTTGACATTGGTTCAGTTCCAAGAGTTGTTCCACTTATCTCAGATTTATGTTGCTTCTTGTTCCATATGGTTAAGAAGAACTCTTGCATCTTAAGAATCTTGTCAGTATTATTAATAGGTTTAGGTGTAGCCTTTAAAGCTTTTTTGGGGATGTGATTTTTACACACACCCCCAGACCAAGCTTGCATTTTACAACCAACCTCTTTACAAAGTTTAGTCTTAAACATTATGCTCCTGTTGAACCATAACCACCAGCACCTCTTTCTGTAGAAGATAAGTCATCCACTTCTTCAAATGTAATAGTTGGATAGGGCATGATTAAGATTTGTCCTATTCTTTCTCCTATTGCATAACATGATGATTCTACTATATGACCAAAATGTTCGTGTTCTTTAGTCTCATAAAAACCAAACAATCCAGCATCAAGATATTCTTCAAAGACTGGAGTGTCTATTGAAGCAGACCAATAATCATGATCAACTTTAAATTTAAACATGATATTTCCTCTATATCCAGAATCAATAACACCAACATGATTAGATAGTATTAAATCTTTCTTAGATAGAGAACTTCTAGGAAACAATAGTCCTACATGTCCTTCAGGGATTTCCATTTGTATTCCTGTATCATATGTAATACAACCATCCTCAGCATTGTAAATGATTTTAACACATGTTAAGTCCATACCTGCATCACCAGGTTTTGCATAAGTTGGTACAATTGCATCTGCATGTACTCTTTTAATTTTTACGTTCATTTTATTAGTTTTTTATCTATTAATAATTGTTCTATTTTATGCCAATTTGCATAAGGTCTATTAGATCTTTTAGCATTACGTGTTAATGGACATCCAAGGGCTGAGTCATCAATCATCATCTCTGCATAACTCTTAGGACTCTCTGTCCAAGTATGTTGATCAGGATTAGATTGTACACCATATAGAGGAATGTTATTATCCATAAACCATTTAATAGCATCGTTTAGAAAATGACCTCTAGTGTCAGGTGTTATTCCTTCAGCTGTTTCTTTATAAGAGATCATGTTACTTCTCATTGTAAATAGTATTAACTTATGTCCAGCTTTGGTTAACTTTTTTAATACTTTCTGTGCACCAATATCTTTTCCTATTTCAGGAAAGCTATGTGTTACACAAGTGCCATCAAAATCAATATTTATTGTCATATTATTCCCTCTTCTTTTAAAATTTGTCTAACTTTTTTAATTAAATCTTCTATAGTTCCATCATTCACAATGTAATAATCAAATGTATGTTTATCAAGAGCTGTCTCTGATGGATGAATGTTATTTGAATCTTGTACATGACCTGTTAATACATAACCTCTACTAACGTGTATAGTAATTCCTTGTTTACTTTTTATAACATCAAACTCATTAGGAAACCTCATGTCTGTAATAACCCATTTACTAGGATTATGCTGATCCATCTTTGGTGGATGATAATCAGCCATTAAAGCATTAACCCATACGTTTGTGTGTAAACCATTACGCATAGCATCTGTACCAAGTTTTTGTAAGAAATCACGATATGTCATTCCCCACTCTTCTCCCATCTGCTCTTTCTTAAAGTCTTGGTCTTCAAACAACTCTATACGAACACGAGTTAACATGGCAGCAACTTCTTTTAACTTAGCTGCAAACTTCTTAATTTCCCAATTAGATTGATAATGAAAATCATATTGTCTAGGGGAAGAACCTCCACCCTTAGATAAAAATGTTTCATAATCTCTATATGCTTTATTGTTCACATCTCCACATTCACTTGTGAGATATTGGATGATAGATCCTACAGTATCTTTACCAGATCCTATCTTTCCATTAATTCCTATGATACTCATGATAGGTCTTCAATAATGTCATCTTCTACAACTTCCTCTATAGGCAACTCAACTTGTTTAATCTTGTTGATGATGTCTTGTTTGATAGAATCATAAAACTCTGGATTATCAGATAGTAATTCTTCAAACTGATCAATAGGATATTTAACTTCAGCATACGTAATAGTCTTACCATACTTACGTAGGATTTCAAACTCATTACCTAGTTCCATAATCTCCTTGTATTTATCAATACCAAGACCATATACAATCTCAAAGTTAGAAAGTCTATAAGGAGGAGACATTTTATTCTTGATAGCTTTTAGTTTAGTGATATTACCATAAGTTACATCACCTTCTTTAGCAAGACTTCTAGAAACTTCCACTCTACAATCACTGTAAAACTTAAGAGCATGTCCACCTTGAGTTGTAGTAGGGTTACCAAACATAACACCAATCTTCTCACGATACTGACTAATTACTATTACACAAACATTATGTTGTGATAGAGCACCTTTAAGCTTTGGATAGGCATTACTATTCAATAAAGCTTTCTTACCAATAGAACTATCCCCAACCTCACCATCTAAGACTTTCTTAGGAATCAATGAGCTATCAGAATCGATGATAACAAGATCAATCTCACCAGTGTTAATCATTTCCATAGCAATGTTAAATCCTTCCTCACCACATGATGGTTGAGCAATTAACATCTTAGTTGTGTCTACACCTAGAGCTTGGAAATACTTTCTATCAACAGCATGCTCGCCATCTATATAAACTACTTTACCACCTTGTTTCTGACACTCTGCTACAACATGACCACAGATAGTTGATTTACCTGTACCTTCCCAACCCATCAATTCATACATCTTACCTTTTACAAAACCACCTACACCAAGAGTGATGTGATCAAATGCAATAGATCCTGTACTAATGATGTCATAATCACCAGTTCCTTTGGTATCTAATTCTAAAATTGTACCTACACCATAAGTTTTGTTTAACCTATCTAATGCATCTTGATACTTGTTTGTGCTCTCAGAGCTCACTACTTTTTTTGCCATTTTATTGTTGTTTTTAAATTTTTGGTTTATAAATATACTAATTATTTTTGACATTATCGAATGTTTAAGGGTAAAAAAAGCCCCAGGAGTGACAAATTCCTGAGGCTAAACTTAAAAACACAAACGACAATTTGTATTACTTCACTTCCTTATTTCCCTTTATATATTGAGGTGTATAAGGACAGTGTCTGCAGCGATTGCCACAACAATATTTTCTCTTGAGGTGTTGGGTGGCTGTAAACACCACCCTTCCATCCTCTAAGTAATAGTGAATCCCTTCTATGAATTCTTCTTTTTTCATTCTTAAATATTAACTTCACATTCATTTCCTGCACAAGCTGCAACTTGACCAAAGTCTACTGAATCACTTTGTTCAACAACATTACGAAGATCTACATTTTTTAAATGAGAAACAAGTTCTTCATATCTTTCTTTTGTAATGTCTTCAAATGGTGCTTGCATGTAACTTCCACCAAAGTGTGGTAATACAGATAGGCCATTGTACACTTCTCTATTCTCCCACATCCAATCACCCACTTCTTTCCAACCATCTTCTAGAATAGAAACTGTAGCACTAACATTATGTGTGTTATCACCATTGATGTGTCCAGGTTTAATCCATTCTAAAGAGAATCTCTTAACACGCTCTAATGTATCAATAGCTGTTTCTGTTCTGTATATAGATCCTTCTGGAGCCTTAACAGGAATACGTACACATACAGTATCTGTAGGACGAAGAACATCATCTTCGCATAGTTCTGGATGATTAATCATCAAGTATACAGCTATGTCTTCATTCTTATTGAAACGCATTGTTCTAAGATAGTAGTCATTATGCCATGCATGTATACCACTGGCAGTACCTAACACCAATGATGTTGTACCTGAAGGTTTAATACATGTAAGTCTGGCTGCTTCATTAGTTCCAATTTGTGCAGAGATCATAGAGTTTACAACCTTAGCTGTATTAGCAGCAATTTCTAGATTGTATTTCAAGATTTCTCCTGAACCAATACCAGTCATTCCTATACCTAGTAATGCGTCCTTCTGCGTAGTTTTAGCCCAAATAGGTCTAAGATAGTGGAAGTCAAAGAAACCTGACTGTAGGGTGCCAAAGAATGAAGCTACAGCCACTCTATCATTAAGATCTGTCTGGTCCTCTACATTACTTACATTCACCTCACATAAGTTACAGAATTGATATGGTCTAAGAGCAATTTCACAACATGGATTAGTTCCCCAATCTTTATTGTGACTCCAATAGATTCCTGGTTCTCCAGATCCACTAGCTTCAATACGCTTCCAAAGATCTTTGAATTGTTCCAAACTAACTTCACCACGTCTTAATACAGCAGAGTTATTACTTCTACCTCTTTGTTCATTAGTTTCCCACCAAGATCCATACTTACATGTAATCATAGCTTCATCATCAAGATCAAATAGACAGATCATTGCACTTCTTCTAATACCACCAGCAAGAACACTGTTAGCAATGAAGCATAAAATGTCATGACATTCTAATGATGTAAGATTCTCACCATCTTTCTTTCTCTCCATGATAGCATCTATATGAGAAAGACAAAGTTTTAATGGTTCTGGTCCTGGAGCTTTACCACCAGCTGTAATTAATTCAGCACCCTTCTCACGAATAGCTCTAAAGTCAAACTTAGGTTTGTATCCACCTTCAAAGTAAAACTTCATTAACACCTTAACAGCATCAGCCCATCCCATGATAGAATCTTCTATAAGATAGTTTCTCATCTTATACTTTTCTTGTCTCTTGATAGCTGGTAATTGTTCTACGTGATGATTCTGTACAGAATAACCTACACCTGTTCCACCTAACAATAAGAACATTGTCTCAGAGAAACTGTGAAGACTATCAATTGGTAAATAACAACAGTTGTAAATGCGTGCATTATTCACTTCAGCTGCTGGACCTGCAAACTGTAGAGCTCTCATAGAAGGTAACACCTTCTTGTCTCTAATCATTTCAGCACTCTTGTGAATTGCTTCTTCTAAATGGGGATATTTCTTAACCATCATTGCCACATATCTGTCAACAATTTCATCCCATGTTTCTCTTCTTTTTAATGCTGGCATGTATTTCGCATATTTCGAAAATACTGTCAGTTTGCTTAACGCATCTAATCCTAAATCTGTTGTTGTATCCATTGTGTTTTATAAATTTTTTAAATAAAATAAGGGATGCAAATATACTTTACATCCCTTGCTAAAACAAATAATATTAGAACTTTTAACTAACTGTTTTAATTACAAATCCTAACCTATCTTTCTTAGCTTCTCCCTTTGCTCTAATACCAACTATGGATCCAGCATTGTCTAGAAACCTAACATCTGTCTCATCACCATCAACTACAGGATAGCTTTCCCATGTAGCAGGAAGACGTTCACCTTTCTTTGTATTAAAGACTACAGCTACATTATATCCATGGTTTAAAGCTGTCTTACAATCATCATCATTAGCTTCGTTTCTACTAAATGTAATGTTATAATTAGGAATGTCTTTGGTTAAATGTTTTACAACCTTTGTGTAATCGTAAAACTGTACACTGGGAAACTCTTCCATAATTTTAAACCTCACCCAATTAATATCAGATGTACCATTTAGTCTAACAGCAGGTTTCATTTCTAGCTTTATAGCTTTCTTCTCTAGAGCAACAATATCTTTTCTTAATAACTTAAAAAACTCTGCTCTATCTTCAAAGAACATTTTGGTTTTCTTTATACGAGCATTCTGGACATTACTAAATATTCCCATTCCTGCTGTATATAAACATGCTAGTGTACAACCAATAGATCTCTGAGGACAAACCTCGTACCCAGAGATTTTTGCAGGAGCCAAATAAAGGATTCCAGTTAGTATGTCTAACTTTTCTCCTTTAGTGGTTTTTGCATTATCAATTGTTAATAACTTCATAGATTATCCTCTAACATTTTAAATGCTACAATTATTGCATCATATTCTGCTTCTGTTCTACAAACACAAGCCATAGAATCTTCATTGTTATCATTAATAGACCAAGTCCAACCATCTTTATAAATTGTATTAATAACAATTTCATGACAATCAAAGAAATCAAATAATGATCTAGGCATACCATCAATCATCTTTTCTACATTGCTGTTCTCAATTGGTTGTGCTCTAAGCATTTCCTTGAAATCATCTGGAACCTCAATGGCTGCATTCATTGATGCAAGTAATTTATCCAAGAACCACTCCTTAATAAGAGTGGTTGTTTTTGGGTGTTGTTCTAATAATTCTAATGTTGTCATACTAATTCTTTTAATTTTTCTAAATTAAGAGCTTCATCTTCTTCAAAGAATCCACCCCACACTTCTTGATCATCTTGAAAATTTACATCAAGCTTCTCTTCCCAGAATTTAATTAAGTCTTCTGATCTATTGAATATACGATATTGTAAAGATATCTCATCTTTGTGTAATCCATCACGTATAATCTTAACTACCTTTGGAAACATTGCTTGAAATGCTGTAGAAGTTAATGAATAACTTCCAAGCTTAATCAATTCAAAATCTCTTTTGTATTTAGGATTTAACTTATACACTACAACTACATATCCATTTTCATAATCATAATCATCTATAACAGATTCAGATCTTGCATACTCATCTTCTAGAAATCTTCTAAATATACCTAAATCATCAGGTTTAAAGAGAAGATACACAGCATTCTCATACTGTATATCTTTCATTTCATCTTTAATGTATGCATTTATTAAATTATTCTTCTTAAGACCTTCTCTATCTATCTTAAGCGTAGGAATCATAAATATTGATGTTATTGTTTTCTTTATTGTCATTTAAACTCCTTTTATATTAACTATTCCACCACTCATGTAATTCTCTCTAGAGATACTCCATACGTCATTCTCTTGTGCCCATTTCAATCCTTCAATAATACTCTTTACACCAGGGTAGAATTTACCTTTATGTTGAAAACCATGATAGGCATCATCCATATCAGAATCATTTAATGTATAAATCAATGGGTCCATGTAGTTAGTGCTATCACAAACAATAAACTTAGGGAACAAGATTTCATATTCACTATGATCAAATCCTAACACTTCTTTATCAGAAACAAATAAAGCTCTATGGTATAAATATGCTTGAATGTAACTTCTTCTATACAGATAGTATTCTTCATAGAAGTTCTCTACAGACCAAGTGCATTTAAGATCATACACCTGTATTGTTAATTCATTATGATCAATAACAATTTTATCCATCATAGATTTAAACTCATGACCATCTACAACATATCCTTCTATCTGGAACTGATGAATAACTTGGTAACGAGAACTATCTACAAGATTAACAATCTTAGCAGTAGTAGAGTTTGTTCTAAGCGATTCTACAATCCTCTCAGCATACTCAATGTCTCTAGTTGTAACAACTGTCAACCCTTTACTCTTAACCTCTCTCATCTCCTTATAGAAAGTTTCTGCTTCACTACCAACAAACTTACCAAGAACAGCCTCAAACTTAATTTTGAATCCTGAATCATTATAAGCATCTTTTGCAATGTCTTCAAACTTTCTGGTGATTTCTCCCATGTCATCTATAGCTTCTACAGTATTTCTGTATAAAGATTCTACAAATGCCAACATTAATCCTGTTGGTGGAGATGTGCATACAGATAGATAAAACCTACCCTCAAACTCATGTGGTTCTAACAATAGAGTTTCTACCATTCTACCCATGTTTGCTGCTGCATTCTCCTTCTCTTCTACTTTCTCTCTAAGGACATATCTTTTATGATATTTCTTTCTGTCCTGAGAAAAGTCTTTCAATGAACTACTGCTGTCCATAATAACAGCCCTATACATTGCTTCTGTTTTTGCTACTCCTTTTATCATAATATTATAAATTATCTTGAGCTTTAGATTTAAATGCATCAATGATTTGTGGTATTAGTGCTCTAACTTCTCTAGGAACCCTAGCAAAGAACCAACGAACATCTATTTCATATTCATTACCATTCATGTCTACACCTTTAGGATGTATCAACCAGAAGTTGTGTTCTTTACCATCATGTGTTACCTTTCCTTCATGCCATATCTCATAGAATGAAGGGTCTTTATTAATTTCAATTTGATTTGCCATAATTATTTTCTTTCGTTTTGTGTTTTAATATTGTGACATGCTTCGCAAAGCACTTGTAAATTATCTGTTTCACAGAATAATCTTTCGACAAAAGCTGGTAAATCAGCTGCACAGTTTAACGAACCTGCTGGATGTATATGGTCAACATTAATTAACTTCTCCATGAACCAATTCTTACATTCGTTACATTGATATTCAAACTTCTGTCTTTTATTTGTTCCCTTATATGGCCTTTTAGCTTCTAATTTACATTGTGTAATTGGTTTCCACCATCTACTCTTTTGTCTAAGACCACTTCTAATAAATGACCAAAAAGCACTTTCACTCATTGTACCAGCATTTCTATTTTTAACAACTCTAGATTTCTTTACTACTGGTTTCTTTTTTACTACCATAATTATATAATTAATTCGTCCCAAAGATAATAAATCTCTGGGACGAAATAAACTAATCTATAATTGTGATACGGTCAGACAGCTCATTCTTCATATCTTGCAATGAACGAGTGATTGTTTCTATTTCAACACTTGATATTGCAGGCAGATTAAACTGATACTTAGAACTCTCTATAGAAAATCCAAGAGTTGCATTAGTTTCAAGATCTGCTAATTCACGAATAGCGTAAGCATCGTCAATCTCTAATGTATCAAAATCTCCATCATGTAATAACTGTGTAACCTCATCACGATTAACAGTCATGATAGGAAGATATTCATAACATCTACCTTTCTTCTCACCAATACCAACCACTTTCATAGGATTGATAATAACAAGCATAGCTTGATCACCACATCCTACATAGTTAATCTCATCAGCAGTGAAGTGTAAACCAGCAGCAGCACAATCTTGTGTAGACCAGTTACATTCATCTTGTGGCATATTAACAAGTTTACCAACACGAATATCAAATGTCTTGGTCCAATCATCTGTATATCTATTCTCAGCCATATTTGGAAGATCAAGATATAATGCTGTTAATGTACCAAGGTCTTTACCATGATTTACACGGATGGTTCGTATATATTGACGTTTTTCCACTTTTCCTGTTCCATCACATTCAATACAATGTTCTGATTCATCACCATAATCTTCTTCATATTCATCATAATCGTTCCAAATCTCACCTTCACCTTCACAATGATAACATTCTGTAGTTGTATGAACTTCAGTTCTGGTTAAATGATCTGTATGTACAAGTTTGTATTCACCATTTTCTAAGAACACATGATAGTTGTCTGGAGATTTCTTCCATACAGCTTTCACCTTAGTGTAACTATTACTTACAAAGTCTACAAGTTCAGCACCACCATGATTTACTGTAACAACATTACGAAGAGCAACAAAGAATCCTTGTTTAGTAATTCTAAAGCTATTCTCTGTTAAGAAACGATATAACTCATGAGCTACTTCAGCTCTTGGATTCAAGCAGCACCACATAAAGAATCTCTTCAATGCTACATACTCTTCATCTACATTAAGTCTATCAACTAATGGTTCTTTAGAAAATCCTCCATAATATTCATTTCTATCAATGATATCTAAGAATTTCTCAACTAATAATTCTGGTAGAGTTCTGTTGATACCAGCAAGATATACAGAATCATCTCTCACTTCAAAATCACTAATAGTAGCAAGTTTATCAATTCCTTCTATAAGAAATGCAAGCTTATTTTTTTCTTCATCCTTTCTAGCTTTTTCTTTTACTACTTCAGGAGTACTAATAACACTGAATATTTCAGATTCATTAATGGCACCTCTTACTTTTTGAAAGTCTGTCACTGTAGCATTTGGCTTGCTAAGAATTGATCCATCAGTTAGTATAACAGTTAATACATCATTAACTAATTTTACATTTAGATATGGTTTAGGAATAATTTTAATTCCCATTTCCATTTCTTCTGGTAACTCACCTGCTTTCTCAAGCTTTATAGCCATGTCTTGCAACAAGTTTAGGTTTATAAGTTTTTGTTCCTGAACTTTTAACTCTTCTAATTCTTTTTCTTTTGCTGATTTAAACCAGTTTAAACTAAATTGTCCCATGTTTTCTTTTGTTTTTTATTTTGTTGATTAATTTAATAAAGGAGGAGCCACCTAGCCCCTCCTGATTGTTTTTAGTCTTGAGTTAATAACTCTTCAACTGTGTCTTCTGTTAATTCATTCTCTAATGGAAGATCTTCATTAAGAGATAGTTTGTAATTAGATAGGTTAACTCTCTGCTCGTAATACTTACAAAGATCAACAATAACACTTATCATTTTTGTATCTCCACTATAAGCATAATTATTAATCTTGTTAAATAATGTTTGTAAGAATGGTAATCTATCTAATATAGTTTTCACTTCTAAGTAGATAGTATACATTTCAACATCATATAAGTTATTAGCTTCTGCTATTTCAAGCATTGCTTCGTATAAAGCATGTGAGGCATCTTGATGATGTGTTCTTCTATATACATCTAATTTTTCAATTTTATTATATAAATCAGATGACACCTTATCCATCATAATACGTTTCTCAAATACATCTCTATTAAGAGTTTTTAACTCATGTATTAACCTTGATGTTACCACTTGTTTAAATAACTTATTATCACCTTTCATAAACTTTTCTAATGACATCCAATTATGGACATTTACTTTCTTTAAATTAACTAACTCTCTATCTGAAAACTGTACAAACCTAATTCTTTTTGAATCAGTTGCACCAAAAAGTTTATCCATTTGATCAACATCATTTACTCCACCATAAACACATAGCCCTGGAGTTTTATGAATATTTTCTAAAGAATAAGTTGTTGGTTCCCATTTACAATTCCTACCATTCATATATCTTAGTAGTTGAGTGGCTTGCTTACCAATGATTTCTCCTTTAAGTTTAGGAGCTCTACCAACATAAGTTGAACCATTAGAGCTAACTCTTAATTTTTTTCTACTATCAATAAATGATTGAGGAATAGTAATTGTGTCAACATTAATAAATCTATCAGTTATAGAGTTAATTACAGACTGAAATTCTGTAATTCTTTGTCTCCATTCATTTTTAGGATAGTGAGAAAGTTCTAATTGACTAGTGTATGTATCATAACTAAATAGAGTAGTTGTCCAAGGAGAACCTAATCTCATAGATCTATCTTTCTTAATAAGAAGAGTTGGTACAGTAGAATTACTAATAAATTTAATATAATCTTTCATAAGACCAGTAAGTTTTTCAGTATAGATATAACATTTTGAGCTTCTTAAATTCTTAATCTGAAACTCATAGCAATATCTATCTTTCATCGTATTAGTTTTCCCTTTATGAAATTTAACATTCACCTTATAGTCTCTTAACCAATTTTCTCTATTCTCACAAATCTTCTTAAAGTTTAATAACTTAACATCTTTGAATGTAGGTGTAGTTGGTTGGATGCTACTATGATCAATTAATGTTTTAATTGAATGAATAACTCCATCATTAGTTATATCTACATTTCTAGTTGAATTGTTGTAAAATTCTATAACATCATAAATATCATCAGTTTGTGAGTTTATGTTATTGTATTTATTTACAAATAAATCAGCTACAGTTTTAATTTTTGATAAGATGATGTCAATAGCTTCTTTAGTATATCTAATTGATTCTCTGTTAGGAGTTGGAAACAATCCATCACTTAAAGAAAATCTAAGAGCTACAGGAAATCTAATTGCTGCTATTTTCAACTTATCAAAATCAATAGGATAATAAACATTATCCAAAGAGATGTGCATGTATTGAGTAGTAACAAGATCAGAAAATTGATAGTCAGTATTTCTATAGATTTTAAAATTATTAGTAATAATATCAGTTGATACATCAAAGTAAACACTTTCAAAATATGCAAGTTGTTCCTGAATCTTCTCAATGAATATATTACGATCACTAAAATTTACTGGTATGATAATTTTTACACCATTATCCTCTGTTGTTGGTGTTTCATAAAGAAGATCGATAGTATTAGTATCTTCTCCTTCATACATCATATACTTACGTTCAACACCATCTTTTCTACATGTAAAATAGAAACTAGAGCTATATGCTAATGGAGCCTTAAAACCTAAGCCCATCATACCTAACTCTGTATTGCTATTACGCTTTGTAGATTTACCATACTTACTAATAATGTTACGCACATCATCAGCATCTAAACCAATACCAAAATCTTCTACACAAAACTCATAGTTGTATGTACTGTTTTCTTTAAATGATACAATGATGGGTTTGTCAACACCAGCTCTTCTGTGACTATCTAGTGCATTAGATGCGCACTCTCTGATAGTAGAGCCTATTGAATCTGAATATAGATTCTTACTTAACATCTGCATCAAAATCTGTGCAGAATCTAAGTCTAATGACATGCCAATTGAATCTTGGCTAACTCCTTCTTGTAATACTGTCGCTTCTGTTTGTTTTTCTAAAATCATAATTTCTAAGTTTAATTTTTCTTTGCTAATAATACTTGTCTGTAATCTAAATCTATGTATTGTGTGAAGTTGTGATCATCTGGACCAAATCCCCATTCCTTACGATCATAACTATGTGTATGACCATTATGTACATAAGTTTGAGTTTTATTAATTCTAATTGTTGAACACTTTACAGATTTATATAAGGGTCTACCTGTATGATAATGTTTTTTACCACTTAATCTTGGCTTTACCAACACTCTTAAGTATTTAAAATACGATTGGCAAGAGATGACAATTTCATCTCCTGCTTCTAAATCTTCTATTTTTACTAATTCCATAATTTAATTTTTAAAAAGGACATGTGTCCAACCAATCAATTTCATAATCATTGTTTTGTTTAAGAATATTGCTCACTGCCTTGAATGCTCCTTCAGAATCCCAATCTCCATTTCTATAAGAAGCTGATGCTGGATGACTAATAGGAAAATGCCAAGTGAATGGTGCTGCATATCTTTCAAACTTAGCTGCTTCTTTACCTAGATAAATAACTGGCACACCTAGTGTACTAATTATTTCTTTGAAGACATAAGATGTGAAAGGTTCCCAAATTTCCAAATGGCTTCCTGCTTTATTCATTTCTGTTGTAAGGGCTGCATTCATCATGAGAACACCTTGTGCTGTCAAATGTCTAACATCTGCAGGCTTGGCTGCTCCTAAACATACACCATTATAAAGCTCACGTTCTATAGCGTCATAGAATTGATCTAATGTAGGCTGTTTATGTTTTGTTATAGAACAACCCATTAGTAACCCATCAGCTATTGGTTCATAATTTTTAAATGTATGATAGGGACACATACCCAATATTACTAACTTAACATCAGTGAGAGGAGTTTCAAAGAAACATCTGTAAACATGTTGAGAAAGAGGAGCAATTTTCTTGCCCCTCTGACTTTCTGATTTTAAATATTTATAGATGTCATTGCACTCATTACTCTCAATAAATGGCTTAATTTTAGCATGCCAGCTCTCGTGAAAGTGTTCTTTAAATTTTTCGAAATCCATAATTTTTAATTTATACAAATTGCATTATAATCTCCATCAAACCATGGATCTAAGTTCCTATCCTGACTAAGATCATCTATTCTCATTAATGATGGTGGCATTCCAACTTTCTGGAATTCATTACCTTCATCATCATGTGAATATATCACTTCGAACTCAGCAATCTTAGGATTATCTTTAATCATAGTTATAAGGTTGTCTAAATACTCTTGTAGTTTCATACTTCTTCTATTAGTTGTCTAATTGATTCTTTACATAATTGTATTTCATGAGCAGGAGAACCACCTTCTTCTATCTCATCTTGACATAGCGATACAAAGTCCCATATCTCATCAAACTTATCTGGGTGTTGATTTTTTAATCCTCTTGCCCATTGTACTAATTCGTTCATACTAATTCAAATAAGTCTAATTGTTTTCTATTACCTGGACTATTAAATTCAAACTGTGCTTGTGGTTGTACAAGAATGCCTGCTTCATTAACAAAGAAACTATGTGCTTTAATGTGATCGTCCATCCAAAATCTAGGATTAACTTCTTTCATAGAATAGGTTGTGTATTGATACAGTTCCCATAATGAATCTTTAGCACCATAATCGTGTGTTGGTAATGTAAGCTCTTTCTTAATAGTAGTTAATTGATTTGTATTAATCAACTCATCTTCAATTAACATCTTACCAATAAGTTCTGCTTTTCTAGTATTAGTAATTTGAATATCTTTCATTGCATCACGTTCCCTTTGCATTCTTTCAAAAGCATCACCTGCTGATTTAATATAATCAGTGATTGCAGCTGGTGTAAATGTTTGCACTTGACCAACATGCTTCTTCTTGAAGGCACCATAATCACCACTAACACAACCATTCTGACAAATAAATATACGAGCTCCAATAGCAAACTTTAATGTAAGCGTTTTATTGTAGCTATTCTGCCAACCAATTTGTAATTGCATATCTCTATCATTTACATTACTAATCGTGAATCTACCATTTGCAATTTGACCATTAGATGAAGAAGTGTAAACCTCTTTGTCTAATTCAAATCCTGCACCATGTATGGAATTCAACGTTAGGTCCATTAGTTGTTCATGACTTACTGGTTTGTAAGTCTTAGTTTGTTGTGGTACAGTTGCACTAATTAATGTTTGCTTTGCTGTAACATAAGTTTTCTTGTTATCCATGTTCTTGTGAAATTAATATACGTTTATTAAAAAATGTTGTTAATAAGCTTTCTAAATTTTCTATCCCTATACATTCCACTTCATCTTCTTCAGTGGTAGATAGCCATTCAGTGTTATTCTGAATCTCTTTGATTAATTCTTCTACACTCATGATTATAATTGTTGTTTTAAGACACTAACTTCATCAGTTAAATCATCAATTTCATTTTCTAGATCTTTTATTACATCTAGTAATTGATCTATCACTGAGTCTACTTCTGATCTAAGAGAATCAATACTTCTTTCTAAATTTCTTGATATGCTCATATCTCTGTTGTTTTAATTAATTGAATTGTGTTTAATTCTCCATAGTATTCATCAGCGTGGTCCCATTCTACAGCTTCATCAATCTCTGTATTGGACATTCTTCCTAGTTTCTCAATTGCTTCTTTTCTTGTGTTAGCTTTGATTTCTAAGGTTCCTATATATGTTCCTCTCAACTCTTGTGAAAGTTCTAATGCAAATATTTTCATATAAATTTTTCTTGTTTTAAATACTTTTCTATTACTTCCATTCCATGTGCACGAGCTAAATCAGCCCAATCCTTAATACCTTCCTTTAGATAAATCTTAGGAACATTACAATAACCAAAGTCAAACAGTTTAGTTATCTGTTGACTATTCTTAACACCAGTTACATCAGAGTCAAAAGATAATATTTGCTCTCTTGAATTAGCTTTAAGAAAGTTTACATTCTCTTGAGAGAAACATGCTATACCTTCATTCTGAACAGCACAACTACATGGAAACACTTTCTTCATCACCATATAATCTTTCTTACTCTTATTGATGAATAGTCTATCACAGTTGATAACATCCTTCATACCATCCATAGCTGTAATAGGAACATTGTTAGGCATCCATTTAGCTTTCTTATTAGTGGCATGTGGTCTATATATCTTCCACTTATCACCATATAGATAACCAAACCTAAGATCAGTTTCCTTTAGTAAAAATTTCTCTTTGTTCATAAATACACTCTTGATAGAATATATGTTATTGGCTTTAAGATCATCTTCACTCTGGTGATATTGGTTCCAATATTCTAACTCTTCATTGGTGAAGTTTCTAGTTACACATTGAATAATAGAATATCTTTTGGGAATGTCAATAGGCTGTTCATATTCAGTTACTATTTGTTTATAATCTATTGTTGGTTTTGTATCAACTATTCCCAATCCAAAATCACGATCAATCATTACAAGAACATCAGATAATGTTTTTAGATTATATAGCATCTGTACAAAAGCAAAACAGCTTCCTCTTTTACTAGTGTCACCAAAATCTATAAATGTTAGTTCACCAAATCTGTTACCAATGATTAATGATTCTGTCCTTTCAGTTCTGAATGGAGAATATGTAGCTTTATTAAGTTTCCATGACTTATCAGGCATATAATACCTAAATATATCATAGGGACTAATCATGTTAAGAACGTCATCTATTGATATTGTTAATTTTTTCTTACCTTGTATAGCCATAATTTTAATGAATAAAAAAGCCCCTAACCTTTCAGCAGGGGCTCTTTAGTATTTAATTACTAATAGTCAGCACCATCATCTGAAAGTACAGCATCTGAAGAAACTAAATTATCATCAGCATTGTATTCTTTAATGTCTGTAAGAGTGAAATAGTCTTTAGAACCATATTCTCCTGTTACATTAACTACAAACTTCTCATGAGGCTTTAAGTCTTTTGCTTTCTTACTACGTAAACCATCTAACACTTTGTCATTCTTATAGTCTACAAGTCTGAATTGTCTTAGAGAAAATGCAGGTAAGAATGCTTTTGTATACATGTTTTGATATTCTTTAATCTCGTCATCTTTGATAACAGTCTTAATAGTAGCAAGAGCTACAATATTTGTAGACCATTCACCATTGATTTGAGATTTAAGATCATTCAAGTTACCTCTCATCATCTTCTTCCAGTCAACTTGTAACGTAGTGTCAGCATCTCTATAATCAAGATTACCTAACCATGTTTTCAAGAAACCATAAAAATCATCTTCTCCAATAAATGCTGGACGATATTCTCTTTTAGAGAACCATTCTGGCAAATTATTAGGATCATCAGCCCATGATGTAGTTCCTACAGCGTTAATATACTGCTTCTTAGTTTGATCTTTGTTCTCTTTAACCTTATCTTCTAAGAAGAATGTAGCTTTGAATTTATCTCCTGTCTTAACTTGTTCTAACCAAATATCAACACGTAAATTTGTGTTACCATCTTGACTCTTACCAAGATAATCCAAGGCTTTAGAATCTTCTTTCAATTCCATACCTAAGATTTCTTTATACTCTTCTGCATCAGGATTAATAGCAACTACATTTGCCTCAAATAAACCTACTTTTTTGCTAAAGCTTGAATCATTACTACTAGATTCTCTTTTCTTTCCACCTATTGAACTCATTGTTTTCTAATTTAAATTGTTTTTATTTATTGAATAATTTGTTATATTTCTGTATTGAAGATTCTGGATTGTTAACATAATCATTAACTTCTCCCATTGCTTCTGCTGTTGAAGCAAATGCTATTTCTTTACATCCTATTCTAACTATGCATCCTAAACTTAAGAATCTAATAGAGATTTCATAATCTCTTAAATAGTCTTGTGTTGGACGAACCTCTCTCTTTTGAATATCTATAGATTCTACTGGCATTGTTACTTCATAAACACTTCTTTGTTCCTCTGCTACTGGTTGATTTTGATCGTAGTCTCTCATAATTTTATTTGTAATATTCGTTAATACTATTTATAACTGATTGTAGATTATTTGGGATTTTTGTTTCTGCAAACATTCCATCTGGACTCTTTGCTGGAAACTTCTTAAAGCGATTAGTTATAAAACTATACTCTGCTGTACCATCTTTCTTCTCTTCTACAAGAGTGTACAAACATACAGTTAATAAACCCTCAAGCAAAACCTGATTGTCAATTAACTTACCTGCAGTTTTGATTTTGTAACCAACAATCTCATTACCATCTTCGATAGTTTCTGGATGAGTGAAGTAGAATACTGTTAGATCATCTCTAAGCATTCTTGCTGTTCTGAAAAGATCAACCATATCTCTAGCCATAAGACTAAATTTAGTATAACCTGTCTCAGTAGCTTTTGCTACCATGTTAAAACCCATAATGTAATTTGAATCCTCAATTACAATAGTTTTAATGTGTGTTGCTTTCTCAGAAATAGTTTTCAACAAACGAGTGATTTCATTTGCATCATCTAATTCTTTGTAATTTTTGTTTTCTGCATTATACAATTTCTCTGATCCTTTGAAAGGTAATTCTTTCTTAGCTACATTAATGATGTAGGTTGTAGTTGGATCTAAGTGTTTAATGCTTGTTGATTTTCCTGTGCCTGTTGCACCAACAATTCCAATTAATTTGCTTGCCATGTTTTAATTATTTAATTTATTTAGTTATTAAAGATACGAATAATTATTTTAATTACACATATTTTATTTTTGTTTTATCAAAGAACTCTAACGCTTTCTTTAGCCAATTAAGTTCTACTTCTTCATAAGATGTAATAATGTAAATGTGCGCTTTCTTATCAGGAGTATCATACTCCATTGCCATACATCTATTAATCTTTTGAGCTAAGTTTTCTCCATTGCTATCAAAATAGTTAATGATCACTCTGTTCAGAGGTTTGTATGTAACCCCTGTGTTACCAATCTTCACAACAGCTAAATGGTTCCCTTTTCCTTCAGTGAAGTCTTGAAATACATCTTTTTCACTAGACTTACTATGATAGGAAGGTATGCCCAGAGCATCTGCTATAGCTGTTATACCACAAAATACAAGAATACGTTCATCTAAATGTTTAACTAAAATTTCCTTTGTCTTATTCAATTTAGCTATACTATTCTGAATAATTCTCATTCTTGCCAAACGTAAGAACATTGTGTTACCACCTGATCTTTGCATATTGTTAATAACCCAACCATAACTGTCAAACATCTGCTTCTCTGTCTTCTTTTTGGTTTTGTATTGTATAAGTGTTTTATTATCCAGTGCCACTCTAACCACTGTAATTTCATAATCTGCAATAACACCTTCTTCTATAGCTTGTGCTATTGGATAGTGTGCTGATACTTCTAAAGCTAGTTCTTCATCTAGAGTTTGTTCTGTCTGACCTGATAAAGTTCCTGTTAAACCAAGAACACATCTATTACCAATAAAGAGTTCTTGACAAACTTCTATCTGTGCTGCTGATAGTAAATGTATTTCATCAATGATGATGATGTCATACTTATTACCAACTAACTTCTTTAATGATAGATGTGTAGAATAAGTCACCTTATCATCTTTGTACTTCAGTGCTTTAAAATCATCCTTCCATGAATCTTTAATCTTATTATCTGGATAAGCAATAAGAATGCTCTTAGGCTTAATAGCCTTTAGTATATTAATACTAGTTCTTATCTTACCAAATCTTGGACACAAATTCAATATGGAGTATCTATCACTGTTCACCCAATTGTTGGCAAACTGTGCTTGCCTTTCATCTCTTAAACTCATACAAATCTTATTAATTTACCAGTTTTATCAAATAATTTAGTGATGTCAAACTTCTGTTCATAATAATGACATGCAGCTTCAAAAGCTTGATTCATCATTCCTGACAATTGTAAATACATCATGAATTGCTCAGGTTGTAAAAAAGGTTTATGCTTTGCTGCATCAAACTTTTCTTTGTACATTTCATACATAACTGCTGCTTGGTTATGTTGTACAGCATGGAAATATTGTTCTTTATCCATTATTGTTCTCTTAAGAAATAACTTTTATTAGTAACAGAACTATAGTCAGCATCAGACATATCTTTAACTTTAGGTAGTTCTTTGAATATACCAAGTTGACCAAGGAAACCAAGACCTATTCTAACATCATCCTCACCATAGCTATTCTTAATCAATCTAAGCGATCTAAAATACTTTGCACCATAACTATCCTTTAACTGATCAAGCTTATATCCTGAAGGATCTGGTACTTTATATCTCATAGGATCAAACAACGCAAGCACTACATCAGCATCATTCTGTGTAGATGATGATTCTGCAAAGTCTTCTAGTTGTGGTTCCACATCACCATTCTTGATTCTCATTGGATTAGATATAGATCTATTGAACTGACTTACAACTACAGGAGTGTAACCAAAGAAATCTCTGGCATATCTCAATTCATCACTCATCTTATCAATAGCTTCTTTCTTAGTAGGTTGAGCTTGTGTAGTTTTTAATAGACCAATATGATCAATAACAACAATAGTTATAGTGTTCTCATCATTGGGAACATAAATCTTGTTATACTCATCAAGCTGTTCTATCTTACCATTCTCTAAAGCATGTGCTTTAAGTTCTTTGGCAATACCTACAGGATTCTCTGGACCATCAATGATTGTAATAACTTCAGTCATCTTATTGATGTAGTCTTCATAGCTCAAGAACAATTGATATTCTTCTGGAGACATCTTCTCTGTCCAACCTAATAACTTAGGAACACTAATGGTGATAGCATGATCAAGAAAGATCTTTCTAGCAACCCACTTAGCAAGCTTGTATGTTCTACTTCTCTCCATAGAGCGATAGATAATTCTTAGTTTGATATTACTCTTGTTTTCTTTAGAGATGTACCAATCAAATGGATTAAGAACAAAAGCATCATCAATGAAACTTGTCTTACCAGAACCAGTGTTACCACCTACCAAGAAATACATACTCTTACGAATACCAATATATCTATTCAATCTGTTGAAACCCATAGGGATTCCATTGTTCTTATCTGATAGACCTTGTTCTACCTCTTTTGCTAAATGTTCAAAACTCATATTAAAATATTTTTTCTATGTTTATTTCTTCAAGAACTAATTCTGATGCATACATATTAAATTTATTTAATACATTTTTATTGTCTTTAAAATAGTAATGAAGAGTTATTCTTTTATTACCTTTTACTGGAACCCTTACATCAAACCAATATTCTTGTGTTGGTTTTTTATATCCAACAACTTCTATCCATGAATCTTCTTCAATTATAAAACCTTGTTTTTCATAGGTTTCTTTGAGTGTGTCATACAATGTCTGTTTCATAATTCTTTATTTTTTTCTTCTTCTAAATATTTTCTACAATCTCCTATGGTGTATATACCCTGAGCAGAGTTATCTAATGGATAAACTTTTGTATCATCAGGTAGATGACTTGCTAAATCTAAAATCCAACGATTATAACTACCTCTAAAAAATACTGCTGTAAAACAATAATCTTCATCTATGTATGGATAAATTTCTCCATTTTCATCAAAGATTTTATTCTTATCTAATCCATATTTTAATATTCCAAATGTTGTGCTCATAATCCTTTCTCTTCTTTATTTTTTTCTTCTTTATACATTTCTAATAGTTCTTCAATTAAAAATTCATCATCGTATTTGCTTTTAGCATATAATATATCACCGTAACTATTTTTGTTTAGTTCTCTATACTTAGTACACCACTCTGCAAAATCAATAGCAAAATCCTCTGCTATATAGACACATATTTCAACCTGATTAGTTTCCATCTTTGTATTATTGTCACCACGATTTGGATAAACTAACATATTTATATTTTCAAATCTTTCTTCTAATGTTTTCATAACTTTTTTATTTCAGTTTTAACTTCATCCCAATAACTATCTCTATTAACTCCTAATTTCATTTTCTTCCAACCAACTGCTTTCATTATCTCATTAACTGCTACCAATGCACATTGTTTAGCATCATATAAATCGTTTGTTTCCCAATCGCTATCTGTATGAATTATAAACTTATCAACTAACTCTTTTGCTTTTTCTTTTGGTGATAACATCATATATCTGTACCTCCTGATATTATTTGTTCTTCTTTAATTGTTTCACCTTCTTTGATTAGTTCAATGAATGGTTCAAATGTACGTTGATTTAGATATGTAAAACTGTTTTGCATATATGTAAGTTTGTTGGTCTTTGTCTTGATAGAATTTTCTTTCTTCTGTAACACTTCAAACTCTAATGCTTCTATAATTTCATCAATTGTATAATCTCCTTCCTCAAGGATTTTATCAATCTTAGCTTTACATTCTTCTTTTTTCACTCTAATGGTTCTAGTTCCTGAGAACTTCTTATTCTTATAAGTGAAAGTGTCTGTACCAGGATAGGTTTCCCACCAACGTTGAAACTCAGTATCAATCTTTTTCTTTTTTACAAGATCAACTTCTTTTACATCCTCTAATTTGAGGAAGTCTAATACAGCTTTACCTGATAGTGTCACTTGATTCCACTCAGTGATCAAACCTTTTCTAATAAGGTTCTGACACATAGCTTCAAGTTTTGGTGATGATTTGCAATAAAAAATTACATCAATACCTTTCTCAGCTAGAAGTAATAAAAATATTATATCTAATGAATAACCATTTTTAATGATTTTATCAAAATGGTAAGTTGTTAATTCTAGTTTCATATTCCTCCTTTTTAATTATGCGTTGATCATCTACAATTATTTGTGCTGGTTTTCTAATACTCTCGTAGTATTCTTGTTCCATGTTCCATTGGTTCTCCATTTTGTACATGAGATCTTTCTCATAGTCTCTTTCCCAATCTTCTAATAACCATTCTTTAGTCCTGCTCATTTAATTTTTCTTTAACTATTTCAATTAATTTCTTTAAACATTCAAGTTCTGCTTTTTCGTAAGTATTTACCATATCAACAAATTCCCAACCTATTTTGGATACATAAGATACATATTTGTTTTTTATAGTAGGCTCTATTTTATAATGTAAATCATACTTCTCTCTAAACCATCTCAAAACCAAAGCCTGTTCTGAAATTCTTTCAGCACTATTTAATGGTAAGTCATCTAATTCTTCTATTGTAGTAGCAGAATAATGTATGTAACCAAGTTTTTTTAATTCTTTAAATATTTCCATTGTTTCTTTAATTAATGTAAACAAAAAAGCCCCTAACTAAAGGGGCTATAAATATAATAATAATTCTTTAATTAGTCAACAATTTTTAGTCCAAACTGAAGGTCAAACCATGAGAAATTATTTTCAGCTCTACTCTTATTACACTTAAAAACCTTCTTTATAAGGGGAACAGCATATGCTTTGAATTCATCATGTTGTGCTTTTGTCATTGACCATTCTTTAATCCATTCAGGATTAGCTACTGCCTCCTGAAATGTTTTACCAATCATGTTGAACTGATACTTTATCAATTCATCACTAATGTTTAATCTGTTAATCTTCATTTTAAAAATCTTTTTTATTGCGTTTCCAATCTAACCAAAATCCTATACCAACAATAACGTTCATACCAAAAGATGCTATAATTTCTATTATGTCATCATATACATTTGTTGTTAAATGTACATGACCAACCATCCAGAAAGGAATAGAAAGATTACTTGCTATCCATATAATTAAGAATCTTATAAACTTCATTAGAACATTGATATTTGGTTAGGTATAACAACCACTCTATTTCTTCTGCCTTCAAGCTTTATCTTACTAACTATTCTATTAGCCTTCTCAATGTAATAATCATAATTGATATTACTCATTGGATGACCTTTAGTTAAATAGTTACATACATGACAAACCCATTCACCAGCTTCCACTTGAGAGACTTCAGCAGCATTAGTATCACAGTCTTCATTCTTTATCTTCCATAACTTCTCACCCACATTAGATACATAATATCTTATCAGTTTGTTGTACACTGTTCTTCCTGATTTACTAGAACCTTCATAGTGAAAGCTTCTGCTTGCTTTTTGACGAAGAGCGAAATCATATATGTTTTTATGATTCTGAATAGTAGTCTCAACAGGTACACCATGAACAAACCACTGCTCAAGAGCAATTGGGACCACACGTGCAGACTTGTTCTTATGTAGTTCAAAATCTGTAAGGAAGTCACCTTTCTTTTTAATCTTACCATTGGTCATTATTGCTAAATAGTCATTCACTGTACTGAAAATGATTTTTTGATAATCTGTACGTTCTAATTCAAACTGTGTTAGTTCACACCACCACTTATTAATCTCAAACATCTTGTTAACGTGTGTCTTCTGTATTTTAACAGTGACACCATCTGTATTAGCAGAGATGACATGTATGCCAGCTAATTCATATGCTTCAACTAACATCATTAAGCTCAACTCACCAGTGATGGTGGTAAACATAGTTAATAGTCTATCATATATCCAGCTTTGCATATCACTACTCTTACCATAAACACTATTGACAGCAAGCTTTAAAGCTCCTACAATACCAGCAATCTTTCTATCACTCTTAGCTAATGGTTTAAGCTCTAGTCTTTTCTCAAACATCTGTTTGTAACCTCTAAGAAACTCTTTACCTAAATGAGCAGGATATTTCTCACTGTTAATAATGATGGCAGGATAGTAACTAGACACATCCCAATCAATAATCAAATACTCATCATCAGCTTCAAATATCTTAGGTTTATTCTCTGTATGCAAACCACCTTTCATGAATGAATAAACATTATCATAAAAGTTAATGGACTCTTTGAATTCATCAGCTATTCCTAGCTTAAGTTTTTTTATACGAGTTAAGAACTCTTTTAACTGTGGTGTTGTAAATGTAACAAAATCAGCAATACAATTCTTTACAACAATCTCTTTACGAAAAGTTGCTTTCTTTGGTAATTCATTGTATTGTATATTCTTCTCTTGGCAATAAAACTTCTTAATCATCTCATCACCAATCTTACTATCAGAATAGTTAAGACATGGTATACCGAATTCCTCCTGTATATCAAGTCTCAACTGTATCTGATTGTTCTGTTTGTATAATGGATGCTCACAATCACCTGTGGTAACCTTATAGAATTCATAAGTTGCCATAACATCATTCTTACAATAGTCTCTGGTTAGCTTACACTCTTCAGCAGTCATATTGATTTTAGTATGATGTATTGGCATCTCTTCAATATTAATAAGATCCATCTCAAACTCTAACCTTTTTAATGATACCATACGATTTTTATTATCGTAATGATTTATCTTAAATAAGTCTAACTGTTTTAATGATAGTTCATACTCTCTATATTCTGGGAAGACATCATAATTAGCATCATGAATAACATCAGCAGCTTTCTGTGCAATCTTAGCACATATCTCTAATGATGATAGTTCATTCCACTTATCATGATTTCTAAGAACCCATTCAACCACCTGGCTATCAAAGCGCAGATTGTTGTAACCAACCCAATAGCAGTCATCATATGATTCAGTGAACCTTACAAAGGCATCTAGTTGGTTAACATACGCACTAACTTCGAATTCATAATACTTTCTACCATCAGGGTAATATACACCAACAAGAAACATTTCTTGCATGGTTTCTATGTCGAAAATGACAACTTCTAAGTTATACTCCATGTAATTTAAAATAATTATTTCTATAATGACTTTTACAAAACCCTTTTGCAAAATGTTTCTCACTACACTTACTACAAAATTTCTTTTCTTTTATAATAATAGGAAGATCTACAATATCTTTTTTTCTAGTTAAATATAAAGTTGAATCTTTATAAAGATAAGTAAAGAAATTACTATGAGAACTACTTCTAATGTATACTTGATATGCGCTTTCTTCATGATCAATATATCTTTTTGAAGGAGTAGTGTATTCTACATTAAGTGAATCTAAGAGTTTTATAAACTCTTTCATAAAATTATTACTAGAAGTAAAGTTTGTATTGAAGCAGCTATTTCTTCTACTTACATGTCCATCACCATCAAAGCAACCTCTAATAAAATGATTCATTAATTCTTCTGGAACTTCTGTTGGAAATTGTAAAGTTAAAGATTTATTAGGAGTACATCCTAACTTAGTTAAATCTGCACACATTTTTTTACTTGGTAGTATAAGTTTAGAATATTTCTCTCTATCAATATATAACTTACCTGTGTATCCAATACAATCAGCAAATTTTTTTAATATGTAAGCATCTTCATTAGCTAAAGTTATTTGTACTCTATTTCTAGCAGTGTAAACATTACCATCAGCAAATAATAGTCCTAAGAAATAAGCTTTTTCTTCACTATCAATCAATTCAAAGTAATCATCATCAAAGTTGTTTATTCGTTTCATAAGTTTATAATTTATGAAACAAATATATGTAATATAATTGAAACTATCAAATAAGTTTAATAAGATTACTATGAGATGATATTGGTACTTTTATTTGTTTCTATTTAAATGTTTCTTTATAGTATTGTTCTCCATTTTCAGCGTTAGCACCCCAAGTTGCAGCATCAATAATCTGTTGTTTCTCCTTTTGTTTTGCTTTTTCTTTTAATTCATCAATATACTTTTGTTGTAATGTTATTGATGGATTTAATTGTTCAACCAACCATTCTATTGCTGTCTTTTCCATTTGTCTTTAAATATATAACTACTTCATTCATAACTATCTATCGTTTAATATTTTAAATGTTCTTAATGCTGTCATTAGACCTTGTGTGTATTGTTTAGCTAATTCTATAGCAATCTTATCATCTTTGCCTAACTCGTTAATTTCTGCTTTCATTATATCAATCTTCAATTGCATTGAGTTGATAAATTTATCTACATTACTTTCTCTCATCTGGATTAGAGTTATAAGTTCCTACATTATTGAACTCAACCTTCACTGGTTGATATTCAATGTTAATTTTAATCACCTCTTTGAGGTTCTTTGGTTGTGGTTTTTCCACAAACTTTAATAAAAACTTTATCATTGCCTTCTTGGTTTAAGTTTTAATGTTGTTCTTTTCTTTAATATAACTAAGTACGTACGGAAGAGTCTTCCAGGCTACAATAGTATTCATATGTGCACAGAACTCAACTTCTTTTACTAATTGTTCAAATGCTATTTTATACTTCTGTGCTTTAACAAGCTGAATCTGTAACTCTTGGTTAGCAGACTCAGCATTAATTTCCCTGATTGTATTATCCATTGTTTAAGATTTTTAATAGTTTATTAAAATAATTTGGATCCTCAGCATAATTTTGTCTAAGATACTGCAAATACTCATCTCTTGTAGTTATATCTGATAAGTATCTACACTGGTATAGAGCATAATCAAGAACTGATTCTCTCCATGTATCATAATAAGCATGACCAAACTGTTCTCCCTTATTAGTGGATGATCTTTTCATTGCTTGCTTCATGCCAAATAGATTGTTGTTCTCTCTAAATATATTAGAGGTGAAACCACCTGTTTCTAATTGTGCTTGAGCATAAACAACATCAGCAAACTTTACGTTCAACTGTTCAAGATATGATTTAAGACTATCTGTTTTAAATGGGTCCATAGTGTTAATAACTATTACCTTCTCTTTAGCTGATAGTGTTTCAATCGGTTGGTATTTACCAGCGAAATAACCTAATGCAAATCCAATCACCATAGAGACTACAAGTCCTACAACAATCATATAAGCAAGTGAAACTATTTTCTTTTCAAAACGTAATTCTTTTTCATTATATTTATAATACATAATTTCATTGTTTAAATATTAGTCCTCAAATTCTGTTTTATTTTTGTCTTCTTGTTCTGCTTCTAATTCCCAGTCTTCTCTACGATTCTTCTTAAACTCATCAGCTTCATATTGTTGTTCTTCATCATGTTCTTCATCAAATTCATCAGCTTCTAATGTATCATAAACTTCTTGCCAATAGTTTTCATTTTCTGGTGTATCTTGCCACAAAAATCCAAAAGCTACAGCTTCTGATAGTTTATTACAAGTAGCATCTGCTGTATTCCAATCAAGTGTTGATTGTTTTTCACAATTTGCTAGAGCCTCAGTTTTGTATGGTTCAGGAAGTTCCTCATACCATTCTCTAATTGTTTTTTCCATGTCTTTCTTGATTTTTTTTATGTTCTAAATTATTCCAATAATGGTCACATTTTTTTGCAACTTCATCATATTTAAAATCAGCATAGCTTTGTCTAAATGGACTAGGTGTTGCTGTAAATCTGTAGCATGAGTCCTTAAGAGGACAGGTGTTGCTACTACACATTGAGATATCAGGCACTGAAATGTGTCATTACGTAAACTGCAATTAACCACAATATAGCAATAGCACATATCGTTATTGTCAGAGTGCTATCTGCAATTTGTTCTGGTTTTTTTCCTTGATTTTTCATAAATCTCTATTATTATATTTAAAAACATATTCTAAATATTCAAAGCCTTTTCCATATTTGATAACTTTTCCACTTTTAGTTGTTATTTCAGTTACGTCTTCTTTAAAATCAACATATGAAACATCTTCTAATTTTAAAATACAAGTGTCAGATTTAATCAACCCATGTTTTAAAGTGTTTAACGCTTGAGTTAACTTTTGAACTTCTTTAGTTTTTTCATTCCAGTGTCTAACAGTATACCAACTAATACAGCTATCATCAGTTTCTGTACTTTTATCAAAAAACTTTCGTGCATATGATTTAGCAGTTGAAGGTTTTAACCCTGCACATTTAGCACAAAGATTTATTAATTCTGATTTTAATTCCCATTTGTTCATAATTATTTCTTTTTAAATTGTTCGATTATTTTTTTAGATAACTCCCATTCTTCTAAATTATCTGGATGTTGACTATTGTTTTCATACCAATAAAGCTCAAACATTTTATTTAATAAACCTATTTCTTTCTCACTATACTTTCTTTCTTGTTGCCATTTAGCACCATTAATAAAACATTTCTCGTACCTATTGTAAGGGTCATCTTCTGCATATCTTTCAGCAGCTTCTTTTATTTCTTGTTCTTTCATGAGCTTTTCTAATTTTTCTTCAGTGTTTTTTCTAACAATTTCATTTCCATATTTAAATATCCATTTGCTTATAATGTTATCTTCCATAACTTTTAATTATTTAGTAGTCAGGACAGGATTCGAACCTGTGAATAAGTGAGCCATCTATGAGATGTCTTACCTTGTGTTAAACCACTCCGCCACCTGACTAATTATTAATGTGTCAGCATTCTTATTACAACACCTAACAATACCGAGTATATTATTGCGGTAATTGCAAAACCAACCATTATACCATCAAAATACGTTTTTTCTTTTTTCATAACCTTTATTTTGTAGTCAGAACAAGATTCGAACCTGTGTTTACACTTTACTTGTATTAGTTGTGTCCGATAGATTGGGTATCAATACATTTCCCGCACCACCTGCTCTTAACCACTGAGCTACCTGACTATTTTTGTTGACTAGGAAGGAATCGAACCATACCTATCTACCAATTCATAGTTATTTGTTTATCTTCAAGCAAGTGATTTTAGTATCTTAAAAGTAACTTTTTCTAAAGTACTAAATAGTGTATGATAAATCATTCATTACAAGCTAAATGGTATATAGTGCATGATTTATCATTCATTACTTCTTTATTTCATGAATTTATTTACCACTCCTTCAAATAATTTATGAATTACATATATAGGTTGACCGATAATGTTTACACCTATCTGATAGGTTACTAATTTAACTTTACTATTTTTCATGTCTACAAATATATGTAATTCATTTAATTAATTAAAACTTGGTGTTTAACAAGTTGGTTGCATAATCAATAGATGCAACAATGCTATCTAATTGATCTTGTGCATCATTTAATTCTTCTTGAGCTGTAATGATATTACTGTAGTAATATTGTTGATTACTAATTAACACTGTAGGATAAATCTTTTTCTCAAGATTCTCCTTAGCTGTTTCTACATTAACTTCTGCATTAACAAGACTGCCTTCTAATGCACTCAATTGTCCTTTAATACTTGCTCTACCTAATCTTTCATTCTTTAATGCCACTGCTGTGTCTGTGTCACCTGTGATGAATGCAATTGTTGCTGCTACAAATCTACTTAATTCTGACTTTACCATGATTTTTAATTTTAATTGTTTGATTTATTTATTTATTTATTTGATTACTAATTTAATACTTTTTTTGTTACGCTTTGTTATTATTGATTTTTGATGTACAAGACTACCTCTTGATTTATATAATTCTACATAACTACTTGATATATGAAAATCCTTACCAGAAATAGCATCCACTGACATATAAAATTCCTGACGAGGAATGAAATCCTTTCCTATACTCATTGAAGCTGATATAGTTGCAGGAAGTGATACAAGTGTTGCAAATTGACCGTTTTTAAATAAACATCCTTCACTTGAATGTGCCCATATATTTTGTTCATGAATTCGATATGTATAATCATCTTGCATTAAAGTCACCTCATGAGAATTACCAACACCTATGTATTTACAACCAATAGGAAATCTCCTTTTACATTCTTCTTGCATCTCAATCATATACTTTAAATCAGAATCTTTAGATGAAATGTCTGAATTGTATATATTAGTTACACCTTCGTGAAAACGTTGTGATTCATCTAATGTTGCTAAACGCCAAGTTGTTGGTCTAGTAGAGTTGGTATTATATTTGTAATACAAACATTTTTTTGATGAGTCTTCTAACACTACAAACATGTCACCATCGTCTCTTTCTCCATGCATTGCTTCTAAACTAACAACAATATCTCCTATTTCACAAAAACCTAATACTAAATCTTTCTCTTCAACCCATCCTTTAGGCATTAATTCACAATCTCCATTGACAAGTCTATCTCTATCAAAGGTACCATAACCTTTTAAGTTAAGTGCATCTGCAGCATCTTCTGTATCTTCTAAAACAACATAACAATCACCTTGCTCAGCGCAATGTGAAACTGTTCTATTAAATCTGATTGTTCTACCTACTAATGATTCTTGTTTAGCAGGAACTTGTGTAACAGGAGCTTTTTGTATTTCATTGATGGCTAAATAGTATCTATCATTACCCTTATAATATTCAACAGGCTCACCTTCATGATCGTACCAATAATCAGAACCATTATCACCATGATGTCCACCTCTCCAACCTTCAACCATGCAACGTAATCCATCTTTTGAAAATCCTATAATTGTGCCAACTTTAGAAGAATTAACATGACCACAAACAACATCTCCTATTTTAAATTGATGTTTTAATGTAACTTCTTGATCATATTCTAAGAATTCACGTTCTAACATTGAGAAATCCCAACCATGTCTGGATGTAACTTCTATTTTATAACAGTCATGAGATTCATTATAATAGTTAACCTCTGTTATAGTTCCTACAAATCCTCCTTGATTATCTCCTCCATAATAATATCCTGTGCTCCTATCTTTATGATGACAGTCATTACTGCTTTTATAAGTGACCTTGTCACCTACATTAAATCTTTGTTTATTCATAATTTATTTTTTTAGTGTATGTGCTTTTTCATAATGAGCTATTTGATAATCTAATATCTCATCAATTCTTTTGTTGATTCTATTTAATCTAATGAATTGATCTAATGTTGATATATCATCAATGATTGATTCTTTTTCTATAAATAGATTGATACATGCATAAGCATTACCTTTATACTTTCTTCTAATCTCTGGGTATTTAAATTTGCCTCTGTACATTTCTTTAAATAAAAAAACCAGATAGAAACTTAATTCTACCTGGTTAATAAACACTAATCATCAATCAATCATAATTGAGTGGAGGTGGGGGAATTCGAATCCCCGTCCAAACATGTCAGACATAAAACAATTGTACAAGCTTTAATCTAGTAGTATGACGTTTGCTCGTTTATAGCATGTAAACACACCTCAACTCACGGTTCTCTACTTGATTAGTAAAAGGCTCAACTGGTTAGGTTGAAATCCACCAAAAGGTTCGTTTAAAGTCTATACCCATAACTGTCTTCGTGCATTTGTTTAAGGTACAAATCTAAACCTTAACACTATGCTGCTAATTCGAACTCAACAGTATTAGATACCATTGCGATTGCATCATTGAAAGTCATTGCTCCTAGAGAAACAACTTTCGCTTCGTTATTGTTGCCTGTTATAGCTTGAATGTACATTTTATAGTGGTATACCATTCATCCCACTGCTTGTTGCTTTACTCTTTAATCATCCTGTCTATTCCTGTCACCCCCATATAGAATACAAATATAACTATTTGTGTCCTACTTGCAATAAATATTTCTCATATTCAGCACTTGGCCTATATGAGTATTTCTTATTATGATTGTTTAATACAACTGTACCATTGTTTCTTTTTCTTTTCTCTGGTACTAATTGTTTAGCACTGCATTCTTTGTTGTTTGTTGAAAATTCTAATACTAACATAATTTCTAAGTTTTAAATTTGAAATCCTTCTGGATATTTAGTTGCTAATGGAACATATTCATTTGATGCTGTCTTTTTACAAGATCGGCATTCCATGCCTGGAATAACTTTTTCGTGAAAATATTGATCATCATAACCACTAGATTTGTATGAATGTCCACAATGTTCACATTCGTATTGTGCTTCAAAATCTCTTCTAGATTGAGAAATAATTTCTTTAATATACATAATTTCTAAGTTTAATCATTAAATAATTGTCTATCATTATCTTCATAGCCACAGTTGTTACAGCTAATGTCTCCTGATGAATTGTAATATAAATCATCTGATCCACAGTTCTCACATGTATCATCTTCATCTTCATCAACATATGAATCAATAAAGCTTAATATTGCTTTACCTTCAGCTAATACAACAATGTCTGGATAATCTTCATCCACTTCAACATCTACATAACCACCATAATGATTGAGAATAGTGTTAATCTCTTTCAGTGTAATGTCATGTAAATCTTCTGTGTCTGGTCCCTCATCAAACCAACCTATTTGTTCTGGTTGTACCATTGGTTCTGTTGCATTGTATTCATTATGCATAACATACAGTTCCACTGGATGACCATTAATAGATATGAACTCATCTTTATCTTTTGGTAATTTAGTAAGAGCAAATATTTCTACTTGCTCTATACTTTTGCCAACATAATGTCTTCTTACGAATAACATAGAGAGTTCTAGTTCTAATGGTCTGTAACTTTTAAATACTAATTCTCCTGTTAGTGTCATGATTACATTTCTCCTCTTACTGTTTTATATAATATAATAAAACCCAAGATTACAGCTAATGATAACACTAATGTGAATGCTGATAATAACACCACTTCTATTGTGCTCATAACTAATAACCTATATAGTCTAACATTACTGCATCAGCATCAACAAGAACTATTCCTGCTATCACTGTGCATGTGAATAAGATTTTGAATTTCTTAGCAACTTCCTTGAAGTCATAGAATTCATGAATTGATAATTGAATTGTTTTCATTGTTTTATTTTGATAGTTTTCTAAACATGTCTGATAATTTTTGTTGTTCCTGAGTGGCAAGAATGAATTGCTTTTTGTTATCCTCAAGATTTTTTAGAAATGATTTATGATTATAATTACATCCTTCTGTTCTTCTAAAATTAACATATTCAGAACAAACATAACGATTCTCAAATCTATTCATTCTTGGAATAAACTTCAAAACATCTGTAATACCATTTACTATAGATAGATTTGACTCTTCATCTTGAATAACAAATTCTCCATTTTTGATAGTTTTAGTTATATCACCTGCACTACTAACTCTTCCATTAGATAGAATACCAGCAAGGATACTAATTTCTATATCATATATCTGAAAGTATTTATTCAGCTTTATATAATCAGGTTTCAATGAAGCCCATGCTACTACATAATCTTGCATAGTCCATGATTTAGATGATGAGTTTAATAATGCAATCTTCTCTACTAGATCTTGCTTATCTTTAACATCAATTACTACATAAGGAATTTCCCAACCAAGTCTCAACAATGCATTAAATAAATGCTGACCATCTAATATATAATGTCCTTTTGTACCATTAAGAAAGTCAATCTCACATACTATAACAGGTCTAACATTACCCATTTTCATAAGTGAATTACATAACTTTGTTACTTGTGAAGGATTAATTGGTCTATTGATACCAGCTAAATAACTTAATTTAACTTTAGATGATTCAGTAATCCATCCTAATTTCTTTAATAAGAATTGTAAACGATTCTTTAATTCTGCTAATTTTTTGTTCATGATTTCTAAGTGTTTAATTGATTTCTAGTTTATTTCTTAAAATAGCATTTTGAATGACTATTTGAATAGGTTCTTGAACTACATGAGCTTAATGCTGATAATAGTCCCATTGCAAGTATAAATAATATTATATACATGCTTAAATTTCTTTCTGTGTTTTCTGACATGATTTCTTTGTTTAATAATTAGTCCCAATTAGAATCGTATGGATATATATCATCATTCATTGCTTGATTTTCTTCTATCTCAGCAATAAGCTCGACTATATTTAATAGATGACCAAGTGTAAGAACATGTCCTTCACCATTCTTTTTTATTGATTTAGTTAATACATTAATTAATATGGTTGTTGTATCCATGATTTCTATGATTAAATTGTGAGAGCAGTTTTATAGACATGCTTAGGTCCAGCCCTTGGCAGAGCAATATTATTATCTTGTCACTCTATCTAAATGAAATTGATGTTTAACATAATATTCTCTAGCTGGAAATATTGCTATCCACCAGCCAATAAGAATGGAATATATACATTGCCATCCATCATTATGGAGAACATTTAAATAGTTATATCCAAAGATAAAACCAACGAATGATAGCATCATAAAGACGCTAATAAATGAAGCTATATATATAGCTATAAGGATTAATACTTTCATAATTTGATTGATTGATTAAATTGTTAGTGTTCAATGTGTTTATATTTCTTACCATTAGTTTTACCAGCTTTAATTCTTCTGGCTAAACGAGAGTTTTCACCTACGTAACTTAAATATGTACCATTAACAACATTTAATTCTTTAGGTATAGATGCAATCTGACTCTCAAATGTCTCATTGAGAGTTAATTCTTTTGTGATTTTCTGTTTCATATGTTTTCTATGTTTAAATTGATTTGTGTTTTACACCTAAAACTTTGATATACTATATTGTTTTAAAACAATCTTTAATAGCTTCAAAGAAACTGGTGCCCTCAACAACTTGGGAAGTTATTAAGTTTTTTATGATGTCTAGCCATCCTGTTATACTAGAATTAATTCCCTCTGTATTCAGTTGTAACAAGGCTACATATTACCTTGCTTAGGGATTAATGTTTACATTACAACTGCTCACCCTTGGGAGACTAATTACTGACCTTTTACTTACCACCTCAGTGCTGTTCAATTGGTAATCAGTGTAGTTTCACATCTTAACATATTTGTTTTTGTGTACCAACTTTCGTTGTTAATTAAGAAGTCTTTATATCTACGTGAGAATGATACATTACCCTCTGTATTCAATTGTAATAGTAGGAACTTTGTTTTATGGTCCATGTTGTGCACACATTTTCCAACCTTACTTCTTGTTACCACAGTGTTGTAAGTTATTCAGCGATATGCCTATTTACCTATTCTGTAGTATATTACAATTGCTAGTCCTTGGGAAACTAGAATGATACATTAAGATGTTCTGTTAACCCACAGTCCATTAAACAAGGGATTTCTAACAACCGTTAGAAATGTGTATTAAACAAATGTAATAAAAAGGATACTTCAACAATGTATATTATGTCTATTCCTACCTTTCTTTTATGTGTTACCTATTCAGGTATTACAAATGTTTGTATTAAGCGAGAACAAGTCTCTAATTAAATAGTTCATCAATACTAACACCAGACAAGACATATAAATCTCGTTCTATATCCATTAATAAACATTCATATAAATCATAAGAAACAAGATCATTATTATATGCTTCTATAAGACTATACTTCCTATTAATAAGAAGTTCTATTGCAAATCTAGTAGTTTGTTCTATCATTCTTTCTCTTGGACTCATTGCTTTCTATGTATTAATGCTATATAAATGTATTGAATACCATATTCAACACTTGTTGTATTAGACACCTTTATAGCTTGAGGGTCTATTCATCATCATTTAAACGCACAAAAAGTTTATTTCATAGCCGTAAAAACTTTTTATTCCTTATATATATGTAGAGTTTTTGATTACCCACCCAATAAAACTCCCACCCTATATATAATAACAATAGCAAGCCCTGTTAAGGGCCCACTATTATGTTTGTTATTATAATGCAATAAGGTCTTCGAAGTTGATTGCTCTGCTTGCAAGTTCTCTCTTTAGCATTTCGTCTGTAACAGTAGTACGTGTGCTACTCATGTCTGTTGCACCTGTGAAGCTAATAGAATAAAGAACAAGAGGAATCATTTCTCCTGTTTCTGGGTCTGCCACCATAATAGGTTCGCCAAAATTAGGACTGTTTTCATTACGCTCTACTTGAGGTAATTCTAAAATTGGTAAAGAACCAAGTTCAGCAAGTCTTTCTTTAAGCTCTGCTGTTGTAGATGATTCACGCA